GGTGTCCCCCTGCTATCATTCCTGCCCATTCACTTCGAGGTTCAATCGCATGAAGACTCAAGCCATCTGGCTCATTCGTTCCATCGCTGCATTCATCATGTTCGGTTCAGGCTTGGCAATGCTGGTGATGGTGTTGTTTAAGTTCAGCGGTGTTGTGGCTGCACTCAGTGTGTTGTGGTTGGTCGGTGGTGCGTTCTCATTCCCTCGCATGCCTAACGCTTGGCGTCGTGATCCACCATCACAGAAGCAGGTGGCCTATGCCACAAAGCTCGGTATTGATGTGCCGCCTGACGTTACCAAGGGCGAACTATCCCAGATGATTACGAGCGCTGCAGGGAAGTAGCGTTCTGCTCCTGCCGTGTCTTCCTGCCGTGGCACCTCACGCACAGCGTCCTCAGGTTCTCCATCACGTCTTGCCCGCCCTGTGCCTTGGGCGTGATGTGATCGACGTGGGCTTCACGCTTATCCGCACACACTCGCCCACACTCCTGGCAGGCCCATGCGTCACGCACGAGAACACGCTGACGCAGGGCATGCCACGCTCGCGAGCAGTAGCCTCGCGCCGCTGCGTTGGGCCTGGCTGAGTCGTCACGCCTTGGCTGTGTTCTCAGCCTGGGCGGCCTGTGGCTTGGTATGCGTGCTGGCATGCGTTCAGCCTATGCCTAGCGTCCAGCCCGCTTGCAGCCGTATGTCGCCGCTATAGCGCAACTATCCGGCCATTCCGGTTAGTTCGCTCCCTTCGCTCAAGAGCGCAATCTCTTTGCGGTGGCTGGCTTGCTGGCCGCCATTCGCCGCAGTCCGCTCGCCACTCGCCGCAGTGTTCTTACAAACCTCTCCGTTGTCTCTCCGCCATAGCCTTCCCTAGCCTCCGCCTCGTTCGACAGGATTAGGGCCGCCTGCTCCAGCAGTTCGCGGTCGGGCTTCTTCTTTGTCTTTGCCATACGTCCCTCTCTGATTTCAGTAGCGTCACTTCGTCCGTTCCAGCAGCCCCCAGAGCGTTGCCTCAATTATCGCGCACTCGCGGTCATCGTTGTTATCGCCGTAAGCGTTCATCGCAGTCTGGATCGCCGCACGCTCCTTGTCGGTGAGCCGCAGGCGGGCGATCTCGTCCGCTGCCTCGCGGATGCACTGCGTGGCGATTCCGTCCTCGCAGTGAATGTCGCGGGCGAGGATTCGCAGGGCGTGGGGAAGGTGCGGGTCAGTCATTTCGTTTCGCTATACGTCCACTTGTGACAAGTTTTTGTGCGATCTCGCCCGCCCGTAAATGTTCCTGTTGAACCGTAAGCGTTTTTGTCATTTCCAGAAACGCACGGATGGCCGAAATCTGCTCGGAACTTGGCAGCGGGGCGCAAGTGGACTCGCAAAAATCCACAGCGGCCTTTATGGCAGTCCGCTCTTGCGGAGTTATCCCGGCGGGTTGTGAGCGATAGACCGGCTCTTTGCTGTCCATACGTCCCTCTCTGCGGCGTGTAATGCTACTGCAACAGGCTCGTCAACTCGTAAGGAATCATGGCCTGTATTTCTTTCAGGCCGATTCTTTCTAGGTCGCTGGGGTCGCCGTGCTTCAACCTCCCGCGAAGGTGCTGCTCAATCGCCTCTAGGGCGATCAGAGCCTCGCGGCCCGCGAGGGCGTATTTATGCTCCCGCTCATCGTCGGGGTCGCTCAGGTCGAATCGTAGCGTGGCGTGTGCCATGTTCCATATTCCCGAATCTAGAACGCCCAGATTGTATCAGCATTCATACGGAAAACGTGTCGCTTCGGATGCGTTTCGGCGAACAAATGCTAGGTACTTGTTCGCAACTACCTAGCTTTCGCTCTTCTGGTGCAAGAGCGCACTTAGAGGTCAACGAGAGGCCACGAAATCCAAGTCGTGTTTCCCTCTCCGTCCGCGTACCCACGCCCGCCCTGACTGTCGGTGTCGAAGTATCGCCATTCGCGGCCACTGGATCGGCACACTCCGTCGTTCCATTCGTAGAAATCGTGCCACCAACACGCAGCCATTGTCAGGATGGCGAACGCAACAAGGGTTAGCATCGGTTCTCTCTCTAAGGTGGATAGCGCAATTCACATGGCCCTGTATCGCCGGAAAGGATCGCGGGGTGCTGGCGGGTGTAGTTCCTTGCACACCCATCGCCAGACAACCGGCACGCCCGCCAGCCCCGCAAAGCCGAAAACGGCCCAGAGACAGAACGACACCAGTGCGGTTATTTGCAGGCGAATCAACGCCGTGAACATGGCGTCACGCTGGTTCCACCGCATGTTGGCGCGGAAGATTTCGTGTTCTTCGATGAGTCGGTCTAGCTCGGGAACTGCACTCACGAACGACGCTCTCTTGTGGGGATAGCGCAGCGCCTAGATCGCCGGGTCCGCTGGCAGCAGCGCAACCGCGTCGGCCCAAGGGATCACCGTCACGTTGGGCAGCAAGACCGCCTGGTCCGCTGCGGCCCACATGGCGTGCAACAGCCCGCCAGGGGCGATCTCCGTGAGAACGTCGCCGCAAAGCATCAGCCGCCCATCGGTCAGCACTCGCGGCATCGGGACGCAGTTGGGCGATCCATGCTGCCCGTGCAGTTCCGCGAGCCTAGCCGCTAGTTGGGGCGTGAACACCAACGCCAGCCCGCGAGCGTCTGCAAGGCTTATCGGGAGTGTGAGGTCGGAAAGAGTCATACCCTGCCCAGTGCCGTGCGGAAGGCTTCGGTAGCGTTGTGGTACGCCGTCAACTGTGCCGATGACGTAAACCGCAGCCCGATGCTGTAGAAGTCGGAACTGCCAGAAAAAAGGGCTGATGCCGTTCCGTTCGAGTCGCCAGCAAAGACCAGGAAATTCGCCGTCGATGCGGAGTTGTATGCACCGAGCGTTCGCGTATCAAAAGAAACGCCACGAATCCACGCTTCATAGCTGTTTGCCGCTGGGTTCACAGCATGGGATATGAACGAGTTTCTGCCTGCTGAAGGCGAGTAGGCAGAAAGCGCATTGCCGCCGCTGAACGCAGCGATTCTGAGGTTAGCGTTCGAGCCACGCACCTCAACTGCAACCGAGTTGGCGACGTTGTAACGCGCACCTATGGCACATTGATAGCCTGCCGCAGTGTTTGGCACGAACCCCATCGCCACATGTATTTCATTCGACCCTGCGTAGGTCTGCGCCACTCCCGTGGCGAGGTACTTCGTTGTGCCGTTGCCCGTAAGTCCCGCAGCCGACCCAGACAGCGAATAGTCGCCGCTGACGAAGTTGTTGTTTGTATCGGTCGTGTTCCCGAACTGCGTTCCGGTGCGCGACTGGCCGCGATAAAGCGGAACCAAGCATGCCGACAAATCGCTGCCGCAGAAGAGGTTCAGCCGATAGAAACGGTCGCGGATACCCGCCGAGTCGATGCTGCGGCAGAACCGATCTACGGCCTGCACGGTGGACGCGCTCACAGTCCCGCCGTTGGCGATGACGCGGGAGCGCCAGTCGGCGGCTTCCGGGTGAAGGCCGCCGGTGCGGGGACGCAGCAGGCGGGGCGACATAGCCATTTGGGTGCGCTCTTGTGGTGAGAGAGTGCGGCGAGCGTTAGCTCTTGAACATCACAAAGCCGGTCGTGCCCGTGCTGTTGGTCGTGGCCGACACGATCTTCAGAAACTCCGTGCCGAACACTTCATCGGGCAGACTGTAGGCCCGTCCCTCAGTGGTGGATGGCGCGAGCGTGAGATCGGCCACGCTGCCATCGACCTTGTAGAGTCGGCGGAAGGTGCCGGTGGGCGTTGCGCCGACCCACATCTGGAGCGTGCTGGCGTTCGTGGAAATGGTGTCGATGGAGAGGATGGCACCGGCAACGTCACGCAGGTCGAGCGTGGTGGCCAGGCTGGTTGCGGTGTGCAGCGTGATGTCGAAGTCGCGGTATGAGCGGCTGATCGTGGCGTTGGACATGGGCTTCTCCTGTGCTTCTAGGTTAGGGCTGGCTGGCTTCCCCTTGCAGACGCCTCGCGGTTGCGGACCCGATGTCGGGGGCTGCTTGAAAATGAAAATGGCATCAGAGGCTCCGCAGTTTCGCGAGGGTGTTCTCTGTCTCGGCGATCTGTGCGTCGGCCGCCGCGAGCGCCGACGCATCGCCCATCTGCCACGCGGCGTCACGCTGACGGGTCAGGGTCGCCAGTTTGTTTTCGGCCAAAGCGATCAGTTCATGGATTGTCATCAGATCACCATTTGTCGGAGCATGACGGTCAGGGTGTTCAGCACAATGTAGACGTAGTGGATCTCCGTCGCGCCATCAAAATACGAAACGTCGAACGCAGTATCGCCAGTCACCGCCGTGCTGTGTGGGTAAAGCATCGCGTTCCAGCCGTCCATCGACGACTGCGCGAGGTCGAACCGATACCACCTGCCCGTAACGTCCTTGTGAATGTAGAGGTAGTCCTTGATGTAGGCATACTTCGTTCCCGTGGTGAACGTCGTGCTTGCCGGTGCGTAGGACACAGCCGACCAAGCGTTGGCCGCGATGTCATAGCGGTCGAGCAGCCCGCTAGCCGCGCCGCGGAACGAGTAGATAAAACGTCCGTTTTGGATTGCGTTCTCGGCTGTCCACGCCGCGTCACTGACGCTGTGAACCCACTGCCCGCCCATCCCAGTGTTCGGCGCGCCGCCGCGAGCCACACCCGGCGAGAGCGTTGACCAGGTGTTGGCCGACACCGAATAGCGGTACATCGTCACCGCGTTGTTCCCTAGCGCGTAGACGAAATCGTCGTTTCCCTCCAGGCTGTATTGCGAGGTGTTATCCGGCGTCGTCGTCCACGCCGCAGACACCGTGAGGACGGTGCCGGTGTTTGAAGCGACCGTGCGAATCTGCCCCGCGCCGGTGCCTGCCGTGATCCGCACCTGAGATTGCGCCCACTGGTTCGTAGCCCATGCCTTCGCGCTGTTGGTGAGCGTGGTCGAAGCGCCAGCCGTCGCCGTGCCTGTAGCGAAAGACTTGTACCCGCTGCCGAGCCACGACGGCGTGGCAACCAGCCTGCCGTCATTTCCCCACGTTGCCGGGAGGCCCGTGTTGACGAGCGTGACCCATGTGTTGGTCGCGAAGTCGTACCTTTTGAACGACCCGCTTGAGAGCGAGCCAGCGCAGAGGACGTACCACGTTGGCGTGACGAGCCGATACGCGCTCGTGTTGTCGAACGCGACCGCTTCGGCGTCGGTGAACGTGATGACCGCGTTCGCGCCGATCGTGTTCGACGCGATGACCTTCGTTTTGCCAGCGTTTGTGCCGCCGACGAACTGCACCGAGTAGCCGCGCAGGTCGCGGGCGAGGGTCTGATTCGTCGTGATCGTCGTAGTGCTTCCAGCCGTGGCCGTGAGCGAGGCAACGCCAGCGGTTGCGCCGGTTGAGAATCCACCGGCAACCGCGCAGCACCCGTCACCAAATGTTCCGGCAAGCCCAGCCGACGGCAGTTCCACCCAGCCATCCTCTGCGGGGTTGTAGAGAAACGCCGCGTTGACGCCCACCATGTAAAGTTGCTGCTGCCGCTGATGAACGCTGCTGGCGATGCACCGCCCAGAACCGGTGGCAGTGGGCGCGGGGGTGACAAACTCCCAGCGCTTGAGGTCAAGAATCTTCCTGTTCGTGTTCGTGGTGGGCATGTGTGCTCCTTTAGGTGACGGTGATGTTGTTTCGCAGGCTGTCTGCTTGGAGGTGCATGAGGGCGGGGATTTGATCGTTCGCGGAAAAGCCGCCTGCCGCTGAGACATTGCCTATTGTGCCGACAAATCCAAGTGTCAAACCGCCAGAAATGGCATCAATCAGCACTCGCGTGCGCCCGCCCGTGTCAACGGTCGTCAGCCCGATGCTGCGGTTCAACGACTGCACTGCCATTCGCAGGGCTTCCACGGCTTGCGTGAGTTCCCCCGTGTTGCCGTCGAGTTGTGCATTGATGGCGACGAGCGTGTCGTCAGCCTGCTCGTAGATGACTTGAAGAACGTCGGCGGCGTTGTGCGTTGCCGTGTCTACGTTCAGCGTGAGAACCGAACCGGCGATCGCCGTGTACCGCGTGGCCGCAGAGCCGGTCGCGTAGATCACAACGCCGCGAGTCTGGTTGATGACGGCCACCAGCCGCTTGGGGTCGAACGACGCGATCCCGGAGAGGTCGAGCGTGCCGACGCCGCTTGCGCCGGGCGTGAACGTATAGGTCGGGGTGATGAATTGCTTGGGCATGAGTTATCCGAAAATGAGGGCGTTTACGATGGCGAGCGTGTCAAGGCCGGAAACGTCAGCGGCAGCAATCGTCACCGCACCAGTGCGACCGGCCACGCTAGTCAGGTTGGCCGACACGGTGCCGCTCGACACGCTCAGGCCCGCGCCGACGATCACGCCGCCGAGCGTCGATGTGGTGGCGTTTGGGAGGGTGTGCGATCCACCGCCGCCGGGCGAGACAGCGGCGACAGCAGCGGCGAAGTCGGTTATGTTCGCGGCGACGTGATTGTGCGACGACGGCGGGAACGTCGCGGGCCTGTCCGTGATCCCTGCCCAGGTGGTCGTGCCAGCCGGGCCGGTTGCGCCCGTGGCCCCCGCTGGTCCCGCCGGTCCTTGGATTCCTTGAATTCCCTGCGCACCGTTCGCCCCCGAAGGGCCGAACCCGCCAGCCACCGAAACGTCGATCTGCGTCTCTCCGACGCTCGCCGTGATCTGCTGGTTCGTCACGTTCGCGTTGATCGGCGGCATCAAAGCACCTCCACGAAGCCGGTGAGGGCCGTTCGCGTGGCCTGGTTCTCGGTCCACTTCATTTGCCACCCGTAGGTGCCGCGAGCCAGGGCGGCGGTCTGCGTGTCGGTGAGGCTCACGTTGACCTGCCCGGCCGTGGCCGAGACGAACGACACGGTGAGCGGCTGCACCTCGGCACCGCTGACGAGCGACGTGATGCCAGCGGTGACGGTGTAAGAGGCCAGCGATATGGAGAAGTCCACCATTGCGCTGAAGTCATCTGCTCGTTTGAACGACAGATTGAGCGTGCCCGGCGTTTGATCGTAGGAGGCCATTAGTTTGTGCCCTCGTTATTAGCAGGCCGTGCAAGCACCTGCTGGATCTCCTGCTGGCCCTTGGCGAGCTCCTGGAGCGTGTCGGCCTGCTTCGCCATCGTCTCTTTCGTGCTCTCCAGAAACTCAACGTGCGACTGCACTACCGGCTCCACCACGCTGTCGTGCAGGGCAATCGCCGCTTCACGCCCGAAATACAAGATCACCGCGAGGATCACGCACGGCACGCCGAACCGATCCGCGATCCGCAGAAAGGTGTCGAGCACGCCCTGCTTGAGTTCTTCCGCTGTCATCGCCGCATCTCCGTCTGCCACCCTACCAATGCAATCCGATTGCTGGCAGATTTCATCCACCACGCGAGGATCGCCTTCACGATCTCCTGAATGAGCACACCCAGCACGAGCGTGAGGATGATGCCCATGCGGACGTTCTGCCGTTCGCTGCGTTCGATGCTCGCGGAAACCTGCTCGAGCATCACGCCGTAGGAGTCGGGCCGGGCCTGCGCGATCGCCACCGTGGGCCACTTGCGGACCACGCGCCGCACCAGGCGGGAGACGAGCGGCCGCCCGGCGAGGTGCTTTCTGGCCGACAGGCTGGCCCACACGGCGGCGTCGAGGTCTTCGAGGCTCACTTCGCCACCTTCTTTCCGGTGCCTTTGCAGACGGGGCACGTCATCACGATCCGGCCGTCACCGATTTTCCCGGTGCCATCGCAGTTGTCGCACTTGTCCGACGCCGGGGCCGGTGCCATCTCTTGGCTGAGCTTGACGCTCATGCGGGCTGTCTCGCAGGCGAGATCCGCCACGATGTCGGGGTGGTCGGGGGCCGGGGCTCCGCAGCCTCTGGCAAAGAGCAGGAACGTGCCGGTGACGAGGGCCGCAGTCTTCATAGGACGCCTCCGGTCCAATCGGGCAGCGTGCGCGGCGGGAAACCCGAGTAGCCAGACAGGGCGAATGAATCGTCCCCGCTGACCATGCGCGTGAAATCCTTTGCACGCACCCAGCCCGCAGACTTCTGGAACTGCGGCGGCAGGTTCTTGTCGAACGTCCCGCCATAGCAATCACCCCAGCTGTTCACCACCAGGATGGCGGGCTCGGGGCTCCATTTTACGGCCGCCGCCATCTGGCAATGCATCCAAGTGCCCATGGGCGACATGTACCCATCGCGCAGCGTCATAGAAAAGCCCATTGAACTACAGACGGCTGTGGGAAAACCTGACTGCAACGCCTTCGCGCAGTCCTCGAAAGACCGAATGAGTGCTGTGCTCTGCACCTTGTGCTTCGCAGCGAACGGCTCGAACCGATCCGGCACGCCGTCGCGGCCCCACTCCTTTTCACGCTGGCCCGAGTTGTCGGTGAACGCCACGCCGTCGTAGTTGATGCCGTAGTGCAGGGTGCCGTAGTTCGTCACGGCCTTCGCTGCCGCGCCGCCGTAGGATCCATCGCCCCCTAGGTTCCGGCCGCCGCGAACTTCGCAGCGCGAGAACCCATAGATCGAAGCCTCGAGCACCCGCCCGCCGTAACTCTCCGTCTCATTGCGTAACAGGATGTCGCACGCGGCGAGGATGTCGCAGGACAAGGCCCACCCCCAGCCGACGCAGCTGCCGATCTTCTGTGCCCCACGCTTCCAATCGGGGGCCACTCGCAGCAGGTAGTGCCCAAGGTTCACATCCTTCCGCTCGTCAAGCACCAGATCGGGGCCAGCCTGCGCGAGCGTGGGCCGGGCGAGCGACGCCAGGAAATCGTCGGTGCCCTTCCGGTCGGGCTGATAGCCCATCAAGGGAATGAAGTCGGCCACGGTCTAGCCTCCGCTGCCGATGCCAGCCCACGCAATCGCCTGGCACGCCTCGGCGTAGGCCCGCCGCAGTTCCGGCGTCACCGGCTTCACGTCAAGCCCCACCACGTCGCCCATCGCTTTCTCGACGCCTTCACGCAGGCCGGGGTACTGGCCCGGCTTCACGCCACCGAGCCGCCGCCAGGCGATGTCGAGACTCAGGATCGTGAAGCCACGCAGGCTGCGAGTATCGGTGAATACCACGGGCTCGCCCTCGGGCGACGCCACGACCACGGCGGCCTTCTCCCAGACGCTCGCCCAAATGGCCCGCTCGGCCGGGCTGGCCGCTCGCAGTGCCTTCGCAACGTCGGCCACCTTCGTCTTCATGTCATCACTCACGTCGATCAAGAACGTCGGCGCGGCCTGCTTGGGCTGCGGCATCCCAAACGCCGCAACGCAGCCAAGTACAAACGCGATGGCAAGCCGAGTACCGATACTCATTTCTTCGCCTTGGGTGCGTTGCCGAGCATCACGTCTAGGAGCTCTTGGCACAGGGCCACGCCTTCGGAGCAGCCTGCCGCCTTAAGCCTCGTGGCCAGGTCAAGCACGACGTGCAGATCCTTGCCCGTCACGCTTGGGGCCGCTTCACCTTTGCCTTCCACCGCACGGTCTTGCCACGCGGCTTGGGCTTTGCGAGCCAGGGCGGCAATCGCGGGGCCAGCGACGATACCCACTGCCGCCAGAGCGGCGACGATACGAATAACAGCATCGAGGTTCACTTTGCCCCCTCGGCCTTGAGCAGGCACCAGCGAACCAACGCCTCGCCCTGCGGAGTCTTGAGAATGTCGGCCAGCAGCCGCACGAGTTGGTCGTCGGCCTGCGAGTTCGTCTTCGAGGCCAGCCACTCGGCCGCGTCGCTCACGACGAGACCACGCCGGTACGGGTCGGCCTCGTTCACGAACCGCTGGCCGTAGCCGATCAGCGGAGCCCACGCCTGGAGCAGGGCGAGCTGCTGCCAGATGGAAAGATTGGCCCCGTACTTGGCGTACTCTTCGGCGGTTCCTTGGTAGTTCGGCAGCGTCATGGGGTACCTCCTACCCTGAGTCTGCACCGCCCCCCCCGCCGTCTTGCAGTTCGTCCGCCAAACCGTTGATCGTCTCGTTGCAGTAGTCGTAGAAGAAGTCGAACGTGTCCCGCACTTCCTGCCGGGCCTCCTTCACTTCCAGCCGGAAAGGCCACTTGAAGTGGTCGGCGTCTTTCACCGTGCCGTCCCCTTCGCACAGGTACACCGAGATGTACTTCTGGCTCACGTCCACGACGATTTTGCCCAGGATGGGATCGCTCATTCGCCGCCTTCCATGTGCCGCAGATCCTCGGGCGTCTCAATCTGCCGCAGCGTGAACCGCGTGGGCTTGGTCACGGCCCGCTCGTAGCGGGTGTGCTCGTCCCATCGGGCCTGGATCTCCCGGCAGGCTTGCGCGATCTCGCGTGGCGTGGGGTCGCGCTGGCGTTCGGGCTTGAAGCGGAACCGGCGGTCGTGCCGGGGCGGCAGGTGGGCGACGGCCTTCAGCCGGATCAGTTGGTCCTTCGTGATCGTCCAATGGGTACAGATCGCGTACATCGAGCTGTGCGATGCCCACTGAATCCGCAGCGTCTGGAAATCAATGGTCGCTGTGACGCCCGCCATCGGTTTGCTCCAGCCAGTGCATCACCATCCGCATAGCGGGGTCGATGTAGAACCGCTGCCCCGTCCGCTCCGCGATGCTGCGGTGGAATGGCACATGCTCGCAATCCTTCTCGCCGTCGTAGTGCCCACGCAGATACGCGAACGTGTCGTAGATCGCCATGCCGCCGAAGGCCGAGCAGACCGGGAACGGCGGCGAGCCTACCGGCGGCAGGTGACTGTGCTTCCAGCCGCCGAGCCCGGCGGTGTAGTCGTCCCAATACGAGTTCAGGCGATATGCCCAGGCGTCGTAGTTCACGAAATCCGCGACGAGCTTGGGCTGCCGGTCTTCGCCCATCGCCATCACCGGGTGCTGGATCAACGCCACGCCCGCCATGCCGTAGGCGTCGGGCGTCGCGTGCAGCGCCCCGATCCCGTGCATCACGCCCGAGTGCGACCACCCGCCCCAGGCGTCCCAGTCGATCACCACCACGAGGTCGTAGGACGCGCAGGTGTCGGCCACCCAACGCTGGCACGCCGTGCGGTACTCAGCCAGGGCAATGGTACGGCGGCCCGCGAACTCGGCCCCGTAGTGCTCACGCCCCAGCCGCTGGCTCGCGAAGGTCGCCTGCCGGTGGGCGGCGGCGAAGTCGGCCAGCACCTGGTCGGTGTCGTCCGTGTTGTCGTTCGTTTCGATGTGCAGCCGCCACTCGCCGCACGTCTCGACGAGCCGCTCGAACCGCCCGAGGTTCGCCTTGAGGTGGGCGGCGCAGTTGCGGGCCAGGCCGACGAACGCCACGCGCGAGTCGCGGAAGTGCGACTCGCCCTCCCGCACTACCCGCAGGTGGTCGGCGGCGAACGGCTCAAGCGGATAGATGAGGTGCTCGCGGATCTTCATCGCTTCACCGCCACGGCCACGCCGTAGGGCTCGAGCACCTGCCGCCAGACGGCGATCTCCGGCCGCCGCTCCTCAACCCACTCGTCGAAGGCCGTCAGCAGGTACGGGTGCGCGGGGTGCGTAATGTCATGGAACGCAACGCAGCCGCCGTGGCGGCACAGGGGCCACACGTTCCGCAGATCGGCCATGCCGCCCTCGTAGGAGTGATCGCCGTCCACGAGGATCAAGTCGAACTGCTGGGCCAGCGTCGGGATCGTCTCTTTCGAGTCGCCGTCGAGGTATCGCACCTCGCCCGTGTAGAGCATCCCGGCCAGAAGCCGGTCGATGTGGTCGTGCGAGCCGCGCCCGCTGCCGCCCCACTCGCCGCCCCATGTGTCGGCGCAGACGATCGACTCCAGGGCCGGGGCATTCTCCACCACCACCCGCAGGCTGCCGCCGTCACGGGTGCCGATCTCAAGGTACGACCGCACCGTGTTCTCTTGGCAGTGGCCAGACAGGAAATCGTAAAGGCTTTCGTTGCTCATTGGATTCTGACGGTCGTCCGTGCCTCCGTGCCGTATGACTTCTCCACCACCAACTTCGCCACCTGCGAGTCATCCCCGAACGCCACGCCGTTCAGTGCGTCAAGGCACGCCTTCGCCGCGTTGTCCACGTCGCAGCGGGGCAGCAGCGGCGCACCCTTTCGCAGCCCCTTCTTGGTGAGGTGCGAGGCAGGGCGGGCGAAGACGAGATCCAGAATCACCGTGAGGGGCTCCGTTGTGGTGGGCGTTGCCCCTGCTTCCAGGGCTGCCGCTGCGATGGCTTGGCGGTACGCATGCACCGGGTGCTTCCCAGGCACATACGCCCGAGCGAACCCGCCCCGCGTCGAGACGCGCGGCCTCGGCTGCGGGACGGGGTCACCCGGCACGGAGAACGTCAACGGGTTCAAGGTGACCTCGCAGCGAGGTACAGGCCGACGTTGGCCGCCGCGTAGCCCGCGTAGGCAATCGCCAGCCCGTGCTTGCCGTGCGCAGCCAGGTCGGCAGACACGAACAGGTAGATCACGCCGGTGAGTGCGATGAGCCACGGGGCCATTGGTCACCTGTAGCGGATCACGGCGTACCAGCGGCGCGTGACCGGCGAATAGGCCACGCCCTCCTCGACGATCACCTTCTTCCCAAAGAAACAGCAGTTGCGCCGGGCCTGCTCGGGCGTGCTGCCCATGCCGATGCCTTCCGTCTGGCTGCACTGGCTATGCACCAGCGAGCCACGGCGGGCGATGATCGTGGCGTGCTCTTGGGCCGAGATCACGGCCGGGCTACGCACGATGACCGTCTGACCATTGGCGAGCGAAGCGGCGAGGGCGAACAGGACGACGAAGGCAAAACGCATGGCGTTGCTCCTGGGGTGAGTGAACCCCCGCAGGATGGCAACCGTGTCAAGCGTCAGGCTCGGCCCGTCGCTGGGCATAGTGCCGCTCACGGCACTCCCGCGCACGCTCTGCGATCTCGTCGGGCGTGGGGTCCACGATCCGCTTGCGGAACTTGCATGCCCGATCCGGTATGCCATGCTCGCGCCGCAGTTCGTGCAAGCGTTGCCGCCGGATGCCGAGGTGCGCTGCGATCACGTCCGCAGGCACCCCGGCATCCCACATGTGGCGAAGCGTCTCTACCATCAGTCCTTCGCTAACGGCATGATGACCCCGGTGCAGTCGCCGCAGCGCAGCACCACCGCGCTCTGAGCGTCCACGGCCTCGACCTCCACCGGCTCGGCCTCGTCCACGCCCCGCAGGAACTCGACCACGAAGCCGGGGTCGAGCGCCACGCTCGCCGTCAGGCCCGCCTCGAGCAGCCCGCACGTCACGCTCGACTGCCCGGCCTCGGCACTCTGAGCCGTCAGGTGGATGCCGTTCTCGACGAACGCGAACGTCACGCCCTTCGACTGCTCGCTTGTCACGATGGCCGCCTGCCGCGTCGCCGCCAGGAGCTCGGCCCCGTTCACGAGCGTGGCCTTCGCGTCCCGCTCGGGGATCACGTCACGCCACTTGGGGAACCGTCCCTCGACGAGCCGGGCCGTCACCACCGTGCCGTCGATGGTCGCCACCACCTCGCGGTCGGTGGCCTCCAACTGCACCGCCCCTTCGCTGTGCGAGGCGATGCTGCTGATGGTCAGGATCGCACGCGCCGGGATCAGCGTGGTGGAGTCATCCACGGCCTGGTCAACCTCAATGCCGTAGGACGAGAGCCGCCGCCCGTCCGTGCCGACCAGCGTCACCGTGCCATCCTTCACCTCGACGAGCACCGCCCCCAGGGCGAACCGGCTCGAATCGGTGTCCGTCGCGTAGGCCACCGCCTTCACGGCCCGCACGAACTGGTCGCACGGCACGCGGCAGATGGGCTTCACGGTGGTCGGCTCCCACCGGGGGAACTCGGCCGCATCCTCGGTCGGCAGCGTCCAAGTGCCACCGCCAACGCTCACGGTGCAGGACGTGTCGCCAAGCGTCAGCGTCACCTCGTCGCCCGATGCCGCCCCGAGGATCGCCTGCAAGCGGGCGAACGGGAGCAGCAGCGGCGCGTCGGTGTACGGCACCTCGGCCGACACCTGGAGTTCGAGATCACTCGCCGTGATCCCGCCGTTTGCCAGCAAAACGTTCAACAGGATCGGCTTCGGGCTTCGGCTTGGAACGGCAGCCCGCACCGCAGCCAGGGCCTTTCTCAGCGAGTCGATTGGCATGGCTATGCCAGAACTCTTGCGCTTCCTTGCGATAGTCGCGGTCATCGTTCGATTCCTTTCGTAAGAGTGAAACACCAACCACAATGCCCAGAGCGAACGTCAGGGCTTGGATCAAAATGCCCGCCGAAACGAGCGTGAGTTGCGAGAGCGTCATGCGGCACCGCCCTTCTGGGCCATCATCGACTTGATGTAGACCGCCATCTGGTGGGCTTCCGATTCGGTCTTCTCCAACGTGGCCGCGTTCTTCACGAGCCGCGCGTGCAGTTCGCGGATCGTGTCGGCCGCCCACTCCAGACGCAGCCGGGAGTCGTCGTCGATGGCGTCCAGCCATGCGGCCTGGGCACAGAGATCCGCCACGATCAGCGGAGCGGGGGCCGGGTAGGGGTTGTCACTCATCGACCACCTCCACGCTGCGGGCCTTGTTCGGGTTGCGGCGCAGGTAGCCCTTCTTTTGGAGGGCGTTCAGGTGGCACTGCACGCCGTTTGGCGAGGCGATGCCGTGGGCAGCTGCGATCTCTCGCACGGTCGGGGCCGCGAGACGCGAGTTCTCACGAATCCAGTCGAGAAGCTCACGCTGGCGGGCGGTCAGGGGCGGTCGGGCTGTTGCGGCTGCTGTTTCGGTCATAGGTTTTCCTCGTCCTTGAGTTTCAATCCTTCGGAAATGGCCAACACTTCTTTCGGCGTGCGGTATGGGGCAGGGCGGTATTGCGAAAACTCGCGGGCCTTTCGTTCAAGCATCTGCCGCTTTGCCATGTCCTCTGGCGTTTTGCCAGCGGAGCGGTTCGTGCCACCCCTGTCCTGCGATCTGGTCAGCCAAGACACCACAAACCGCCGCCAGTTCGATTTCTTTGCGCGCGTCGGGTTCGACTTCAGCCACTCCGAAGCGCGGACCAGCTCGATGTCCAGAACGCAGGCAGGGTATGCCTCGGCCCAGGTCTTGCGGTCGGAGTCGCTGATCCCCTGCCAGCCATCAGACTCAGACCACTTCACCGCGTTGTGGTGCTGCGAGCGAGTCCGACGCTTCGGCGGATCGCTCGTAGCAACAACCGGCGCAGCCGGTTGAATGATTTCTTCGCTAGAAGAAATCCCTGAACCTGAAGGTGACGGTGAAGGTGAAGGTGGATGGTTATCGATTGATGAACGATTGATGGACGTTTGCTCAACGTTTGATGAACGATTGCTTGATCCGACTCGGGCTGCCGCCGCAGCCTTGCCTGCCTCGGATCGCTTCCGTCGCAACTCCACGGCCCTGTCGCGGTGCTGTTCCAGCCTCGCGTTTCGCCGCTGCCCATCCGCCTCCACCGGGAACTTGTCCTGCAGCATGGCCCAAACGTCGCCAACGCCAGGCGAAAGCCGGTCAAGGGCGGCCAAGTCAGCGGGGAGCCCGTCGCGGTCCCACTGGAGCATCAGCAGCGTGAGGTAGTGCCCTCGCTCTTCTGCAGACCAGCCGATTGTGCTGGTCAGGAAGTCCCTGACGTAGAGCGGCAGGTACACGTCAACCTTGGTGTCAGCGGACACGCTCTGCCTCCTTGCCGTCGGCCGTTTTTACACGGCCGTGCCATTCCATTTGCCGCAGCGTGCGAATTACAAACTCGTCTCTGTTCCTGCCAATCGACCGAGCCGCTTTGTAAAACGCATTGCTTTCACCTGCAGCGCGTGATGGATCAGTAGCCATCCACTCAAGGTGAGCGCATATCTCTCGAACAAGAAGATCCGTGTAAGTGCTTCCTTTTTCGCTCAACATGTTGGCCTCCCTTCCATTCCGCCCCGCCGCGTCGAAGCGGCATCGTGCCTATCACGGGGGCGGCGCTGCATTGCGCAACTATTCGTCGCCTTCGTCAGCAAATTTGTGCCTCAGCCCCTTGTTGACCAGCTTGAGAATGGCGGTTCCGCAAACGCGCTCCCCTCGCTTGCCTTCGGCGGCGGCAAACTTCGCGATGCTTGTCATGATTTCAGCAACGGAAACAGAACAGAGCCGCTTCATGAATCGATGATCAGAAAGCAGTTCGTGCTTTCGTTCGATCCACGCCAGCCCTTCCAGAATGTCCTTGGTAACTGGCGATTCGCCGCACAATTCAACGGCTGCCTCAAGCGACCTCTCAAACAGGCCTTTGTCTAATTCGGCAAGATAAAGGCACTTCGCGATGCACTTGATTTCGCCTGCGCGAGCAGGCTGCTCAACGAGCGACACGTCGAGCCGATCAAAAATCTCTTGAACAGCGACTGCCGCCTTGTCGCCAGTCAGCACAAGAGCCTTGAACTTTGCCGCTGCGGTGACAGGCTTCCGCTCGCCGTTGCACACAAGAAAGCCCGCCGCCTCTTGTGTCACGTCGTCGCACTCAAAAACCAAGCATGGCAGTTCGCTGATGTCGGCGCGATTCCGTGCGGCAAGAACCCTGTGCTGACCGTCGAAGACCCAAAACGAACCGTCAGGTCTCATCGCAACAAGGATGCAACCGCAGCCAGCCCAGGACCAGTTTGCTTGAATGTCGCGGACCTTGTTGATCAGCACCCGGTCTCTCTGGTAAGCGTGGTCAACCTTCAGTTCGTGCTTGTCAATCGACATGAACTCGCCGGGCCTGTCGCGGAGAATCCATCCATAGCGAGTTATCTTCGAAACCTTGCCCTTGCCAGCTGGGCCGGAAACATATTCCGCTGTCTCAAATTGAGTCGTGGCCATCTCTCGTCTCCTTTGCTTTCGCGTTCCCTTTCACCAACCTCGGCCGCACGTCAACGCGACGCCGCCTGAATCGTTTCCAGCCCCTTATCCGTCACGCGGCAAATCCGCTGCATCTCGCCCGCCTGGCTGCGGCGCTGCTCGCCCGTGTCGGCGATGTAGCCGTGCTCGAGGAGCTCGCCGCACCGCTTCCAGTAGCAGCAGCCCTTGCGGTCACTCAGGCCCGAGAGATCGCCCGCCTGCTCGTTCGTGAGCGGGCCGTGCTCGACGTACTGGCGAAGGAGTTCCCACCGCTGGGAGCCAGCCCGCACGCGCAACTCTTTCGAGACGGCGCAGCGGATCGGCAGTTCGATCTTGCGATCTGCCGCCGCGAACAGCGGCATGTCTGCCAGCGTTTCCGAGTAGTAGTCGCTCACTGGATTCCTTTCCGTGTATTGGCCCCGTCTCGTGGGGCATCCGGCCAAGTCACTCGCCGGGAGTTTTTTTGTTTGGGCGAGCCTTCGCTGCGGTGGATTTAGCCCTCTCCCGCCTAGGCACCGCTCCCGTCTGCCGGGTTTCCGCCTGCGGCTGGCTTGTCTTCTTGCGCTTCATCGATGCCCACGAGTCGTGCCACGCCATCGCTGTTGTCCTTCCAAGTTGCTGCGTCTCTGATGCTTCGCCTGGCCGACAGCCACGCGGCCATCAGCCTGTTGTTCCACCGGCCGTCCCACTCCTCGCCATCAAGGGCGTCGAGCAGGAGCACGAGCCGTGCGTGAAGCCACTTCGCGTTGCCGACGATCTGCTCGTCGGTGAGCAGCGGCAGCGGCGTCGGGCCTTTGCGTGGCCCGCCCTTGGCAGGGCGAGATCGCTGTGGGCCGATCTCGCCCTGCCGGGCTTCGTGCTCGTTCCATTCAGCCGTGGTGGGCGGGTGGCCTTCGTTGATGCCACGGATGCGGATTGACTGCATGGAGTCGCTCATCGGGCCTGCGCCTCCGACATGAGGCCGTCGAGCTTGGCGTGGATCGCCTTGCAGATCTCTTGGTGCTCGGCGTCGGTGAAGGTGCCGTCGCCCAGCCGCTCGTCGGCGGTCGTGCGAAGGGCTTCCAGCCGATCCACCGTGCTCGCCCGCGAGACTGCCGCACGGGCCTTCTCAATGGCCGATGGTGCGAGGGCGACTTGAACCGCTGCGGGCACCGGCGTCTCGGGCTGGCTCACCTTCACGGTGGCCGGTTCCGTGGCCGGGTAGTCTTGGGCCTCTTCGGCCGTGATGAGCCCACGCAGGGCGTCTGCAAAGGCGTTGCGAAGTGCAAAGCCGCGAGCACGCAGGGCCAGCATCCGCTCCGGGTACTGGGTCCACGGGCCGCTCTTGCCAGCCAGCCCGGCCCGCTTGGCGTCGGCCATCGAAAACCGGCTGATCGTCGGGGCCGGGTAGCCGCGACGCTTGGCCTCGCACACCGCCGTCAGGTTGTCGCCCTGGCCCTCGGTGTATTCCTTGACGTACTCGCAGACGAGGCTGCTCTGCACCAAGGCCAGGGCGGCATCGCCCCAGATGGTCGGCCTGCCGTTGATCACGGCAATGCTCTGGAGCGATTGCATCGGGCTCAGGCCGACTTCGCTCCCGTGCTGGATGGCCAGCATGCAGGACTCTGGCTTGCCCCTGAAATCCTTGGGGGCGAACTCTGACGCCGCCACCATCTTCGAGAAGCGGAAGGCGTCGTCGAACGATTGAAGGGCAAGTCCGCCTGCCCGCTGCGTTGAAATCTCCGTGCTCATCTTTCGCGTCCCTTTCTGCGTGATGTGAAAACCGGCTCCGCTTCCTGCCTTGCCGGTCGATCCCTTCCTGGGCCATCCCGGTTCCACCGGGCTCCGTGTCTCTTGCGCGCCGTCTAATCCCTTGCGGGCGGGGTGTTCTAAATGGGGGGGGGCAATATCCGTGCCATTTCCCCCGTGTTTTTTGCTAGTGCGTGATGTCCACGAGCGGCACGCGGAGCCAACTGCCGCCCACGTCGAGCACCACCATGTGGCCGTCGATCCACTCCACGCGCCCGCTCCACGTCTTGCCGCTGGTCGTGCCGCTGATAAAGTCGCCCACGGCGGGCTCGGCCGGTGCGGCGGTGTGCTCGGCCATCCCGGCCACGGCGGCGAGATACTCGTTCTGATGGGGGTCGGTACTGTACATCTGTCTACTGGCTCCTTTGAGGGTGGCGAAAATGTATTGACGGGTGAACTTCTGTCAAGCGGTTCCCAAATCGGAACCAGAGTCAGAAAAAAAGAGAGATCGGGATAGCACAAAACAGGTCGATCACGTCGTGGATCAGGCGAGCCGCCTTCGTGTCCGACCCGAGCTCCTGGCCAAGCCTGACCAAAACCAAAGCCCGTATCAGTTCGTCCCAGTCGATTCGCATTGCGTTGCCTCCTTGCCGCTGGTGCCCAAGATAGTACCCATATCGGAACCAATTGCAAGGGGAGTTCAGAAAAAATCTTTTCAAGCGGTGAAACGGGGAGTTCAACCTTCGCCGTAGCCGCCAGCCTTCGGCTTGTGGCGGCCCTCGCCCTTGGCCACCTGGGCCTTGAGACGCAGCACGTCGGCCTCGGCAACCATGTAGGAGCCGCCGACCACCTCGTGCTCGAGCTTCCCGGCCAGCGCCAGTTTGCGGATGTACCGCATGGAGCAGCCGTACTTCTTGGCCGCGTCGCGGCAAGACAGCATTTTCCGGCCCCTGTCGTCTTTCATTGCGATCATGCCCCAATGGTACCGATTCGGGAACACAAATCAAATGGGTGGAACCCCGGCCCAGACCACCTGTACAATCCGGTGGCCGGGTCGAAGTTCGAGTGGAGGCGAGTTCGGTTCAATAAGTGTATACTTCTGTACACTTATGGCTTCGGCCGAGCAAAAAAGGAGTTTCCGCCATGCCCATGCCGTTGCCGGAATTGCTTGAGCGTTACGCCCTGTTACGCCAACTGAAGCCCAAGAGCGTCGAGCTCTACGAAATGCTCTTGGATCGCGTGAATAAATTCTTGGGGCGCGAGGCCACCACCGATGACCTCGACGACCTCATCATCAGCCGCTACCTCAAGTGGCGAGCAGAGACGCCTGGGTGGAGGAACCGCCTGCCGTCGCCCGCCAGCGTCCGCAAGGATCGCGTGATGCTCGCCGCTATCTGGACCTACGCCGCGAAGAAGCGGATCGCTGCCGAGTTCCCAGAGTTGCCGAAGGTCAAGGTGCCCAAGCGGCTGCCCACGGGCCGGGCCTACACGGCCGACGACGTGGCCGCCTTGGTGCGGCGCGCCCGCCTGCGTTGTGGACGCACTGGCGGCCTCCCTAGCGGCTGGTGGTGGGCGACCATCATCTATGCCATCTACTGCACTGGTGAGCGTCTGGAGGCCACCATGAGCCTCCGGTGGGCCGACGTTGATCTGGAGCGGCGGCGCGTCGTGTTTCGTGGCGAGACCCGCAAGGGCTCGACCCGCGACATCGAACGGCAGATCACGCCCGACCTGGCCAAGATGTTGGCCCTGCACCGGCGGGCCGACTCCGATCTGGTCTGGCCGTGGGATCGCCGCACAAAGAGCCAGTGGGCGAGCTTGAAACTGCTTTGCCGCAAAGCGGGCGTGAAGTATCGGGGCTTTCACGGGCTTCGCAGGACGGCCGCAAGTTATGCAGCCCTTGCCGGGGGGCGCTCGGCCGCGACGCAGCTGCTCGATCACAGCGACCCGAACCTTCAACGGGTATATGTCGATCCCGTGATCTGCCCGAACGAAGAAGATTCGACTGCGGCCCTGCCGCACCTCGACTTGAGATAGCCAGGCAAGCGGGGGCAGCGCGGGGAAAGGGATAAACCCGCGCCGCCGCACCCGCCGCCCGGCTCATTGTTCCGCTGGCCTCGGCAAGTTCTCGCGCGCCGCGATCATCGCCAGCAGCCGCTCGCGTTCCTCGAGCAGCCGCCCGATCATCCTGGCCGCCGTGCCGTTGGTCGCGGTCCACGAATTGGAAGGCCCGTGGCGGCCCACCCACAGCCACGCTTCTTGGGCCTCGCCTTCGCTGTACGGCACGCGGCGGTCGGTCACTCTTCGCCCTCGCGGAAGAGCACCAGGGCGATGGCGGCGTAGCAGCAGATGTCCTTGAGCGTGTCTTCCACGCCATCGAACTCCACCTTGCCGCGCCGGAAGAACGCCTTGAGTCGGTGCATCTTGTCGGAGATCCGCAGGATGCAGCCCGCCCACGGCGGCATGTTCACCACGTCGGCACTGCTGCGGATGTTGCTCAGTGCGTCCTCGTCAATCCCGTAGTCGAGGGTCTTCTTGAGGTGCAGCGACTTGAGCTCGTCGAGCACCGCGAGAAACTCCCGCGAGCCCGGCCGCAGGTTGTCGGTCAGGATGTCATCACCATTGAGTCGGTCGGCCACGTCAATCATTCCTTTCCCTTTCGCAGATCACGGTCGCAGTAGATGGGCATGGCCTTCGTCACTTCGTTTCGCCCGTGGTCGATGACGATGGCCGCCTGGCACGGTGGCTCGTAGGCCGCCTTGATTCGCGTAGCGTATGCCGAGTGTCCAATCACGCTCCCGTTCGCCACGTAGCGACCGGCGCGCAGCCACTGGAACTGGTGCCAGTGGCCGAAGCAGGTGAGATCGGCCCGCTCAATCGCATCCCACGCGCTGATCGCCTTGTTAGTCGGGACTGTGATGCCACCGACGCCGCCGCCGTACTTGATCGCGTGGCCGTGGTGGAAGCGGATGCGAAAGCCGTCGAGGTTGACATAGTTCAAGTAGCCGGTGCCCACCTGCCAGCGGACGTTCTTCTGCGGCTCGGCAGCGGCCATCGTCAGGTAGAGGTTCTGCTCGAAGGAGTGCTCCATCTCCGTGCCGATGCGGAGCTTCTCCGTGCTGCGGCCGTGGTTGCCGCTGTTGGTGGCCACGATCACTTCGCTGGCCTTGGCCGCCACCTCGTCAATGAAGTTCCGCAGGATGCCGCCGATGAAACGGCACGCGGCGAGCGGGGCCAGTTGTGCCATCTCGGCTGTGTCAGGGTGAATGTGCCCTGAGAGCAGATCCCCACCGAGCCAGACCACCACGCGATCGATGCGGGCCAGTTGCCGCTCGTGCTCAAGCAGGACGGCGAACCGCTCCAGCAGTTCGGCCATGCGTTGCTCGCACACTTCAAGGTCGTAGGCGTTCAGGCCGTTGACCGTCTCGGGGTCCACCCGCTCTTCGCAGTGGATGTCAGAGAGCAGCACGACCATCGTGGCCGGGTGCTTCTTCCCCTTGACGCTTTTGGTCAGGGGCCGCTTCGTGGCCTTGATGCCGGTCAGGCCCGCGATGGTATCGACCCGCGCACGCTCGGCGTCGATCTGGGCGAGGGCCGCCTTGTACCGTTTCTGGTACGAGGTCACCTCGGCCCGCAGGCGTGCGATCTCGGCGTCGGCCTGGAGCTGCGAGGCACGCTCGACCCCGGCCGCGATCTCGTCGGCTAATCTTTTTGCAGCCATTCGGCAAACCTCTTGTGATCGCAGGTCTTCCAGCCACGTTCACGGCAACGCTCAACCAGAACGCGCGCGACGGTGCCACGGCGAGCCTCGTAGCCGCCCGCCTTGAACTTGGCACGCACGGCAAGCAGTTCGGCCTGGGCATCGGGCGGGATGCCGTCCCACCAAGTCTTCGGGACGCAAGCCTTCAACGATTCGGCAACGTCATCTGTCAGGCTTGGCGTCTTTGCCTTTGCCACGGCGGCCTCCTTTTGTTTTGGGCTTCGCCGCACGACGCAGCACCATGTTGCCGTCGTCGTCGAGGATGCCGAGGCCGGACGGCTCGTCGTCCTCGAAGTCGAGCTCAGCGAGTTTTGGCTTCGCTGCCTTCGGCGTTGGCTGCTTGCGTGGCACGGGCCGCCTCCTTCCTCGCGTTGGAAATCGCACGGCGAACCAGCACCCTACCGGCGGCGTCAAGGAACGGCAGGCCGCGATCTGCTGCTGCCTCGCGGAGATAGCCAACCACGGTGTCGATGTTCCGCTCGCACCAGCCCGGCTCCTGCGCCTCCATCGCGTCCATGTGCTTCACGCGGGCGTTGCATTTGCAGTTGGGGGTGGCGGTAATGCCGACACGCGACAGGAGTTTTTTCAGCTCGGTGCCAGGGCCGCCAGTCGGCTCGTGGCGAGCCTGTCGCTTTCGGCGCGGGTAGGCATCATGCGTCTCGTCAATCGTCCATAGGTCGCCATTCTGTGACACAACGCACGCCATCACAGCGGCAAGGTCGTAGCCCCGCTGGGTGCAAACCGCCTTAAACTGTCGGCATTGGGCAACAATCATGGCATAAAACTGATTTGCGGAGGTTCATTAACGTCACAGCCAGTGGGGCAGTTGCAAGGGTCATTCGATACATACGTTCCGTCATTCTTGGTGTACGGCTTGCAGGCGTTGTTCCCCGGCACGTCGTCCACAACGTCTAGAGTGCCTGCTGTCCATCCGACTACTTCAGCGTCTCCAATCGGGCATCCGCTTTCGTCCATTGGAAATTTGACGCACACTGTCCTGACTCTAATCTTGTTAGACTCGGGCTGCACGCTCGTCTGCGTAGAAACGCACTCCGTGCACACAAACAGAAGGTCAAACGTCATGTGCAGATACCCGTCGCACTTGCACGCGGGGCTAGTAAAGCCTGTCACCAACTGAAGATCGGTTGTATTACCAGCGTCGCCCAAGAAAGGGTTTGAGGCACCGCCCCTACAGTACGGCCCCTCCGTGCCATCTATATCGCCATCGTTTTGGCGGTGAAAGTTTCCGCATACAAGCCCCAACCCGCCAAAGTGCGTTCTCCAATTAATGCTAGTCGATAGGTCGCCCCATTCGATGTAGAGGGTGTCCAAGTCGCCGCAAGCACTCGCAGCGTCTAGGTATCCAGTGCCGCCGTCTTGCACTGTAAGCGACACCACCTTGCCGAAGTCTTCGCTTGTTGGGTCGTCTTCTACGGTGGCCGCAATGACCGCACCGTTGCCGGTACTGGGTGCTTCCTGCTGAATCGTCACCGTGACTTCGGCAACGTAGGGTTCCTCGTCCTCGTCCTCTCTGTAGTATTTTCCGACCGCGCCTATGCACCCCTCAACGACCACACTGCCTAACGTGTCGGTGAAGCCGCCGCCAAACCGACCGCCGTATGTGATGCCGATTGCCGTAATTTCGCCGCCGCCCGAGACGGCCGACACTTGTGCATCCAGATAATCAGCAACCACCCCGTCGCTGGAGTTTGCAAAACTAATCTCTACAAAGTCATCAACCGCGTAGCCGCTGCCGCCGTTTGTGATTGTGATGCCGGTCACTTGGTAGGCAGTGCGATTCGGCACGTTGCAAAACGGAGGGTTAGCCGCGCCGCCGCGACTAATGCTAGTTCCAGAAACGACAGCAAACGTCGGGACAAGCACTGCACCGACACCAGCCGATGGGTTTCCGTCTTGGTCGTAGATATCAAAACTGGGGCTTTGTGGCTCTTCGATGGCAACGTAGGCATACGCCTTGGCTTGCTCAACAACGGTGTCGCCAGCGGCAGCAGAAAATGTCACCGCCTGTTTGTCTGAGTAGCCGGTGCCGCCGTTCGTCACTGACACGCTGTCAACGCTCCAGTACGGCACCTCTAGGCAAAAGGTATCCCCAAGAAAATCAGCCCCTTCCGTAAGCGTCACCGATAGTGTAGCCCCGCTGCCACCTGGCACGCTCGCCGTGACTGTTGGCTCAACTCTGCCCAAGACAGCGTAGCCGCTGCCGCCGTCCGTCAGCGTTGCTCCTGTGATCGCTCCACCCATCCCCTCGTAGTCGCACGGGCCAGCCGCTTGCGGCGCGTCAACCGTGCCTTCAGCACCACTGCCGATGCAGGCTGAGAACTCAAGATACACAAGCCCGCGGTCTGTATCTGACGCTATGGCAGGCGCAAAGCCGGTGGCAGAGCAGTCGCACGGCGTGCACTCCCCATCCACGCACACGCAGCCTTCGGGGCACGGGTTCTCGCCGTCGCACGGGCCGGAGCAGGGATTGCAGCACGGACACGGCATAGAATCACCCGAATGTTAGGTACGTTGCCGTGAAAGTAGTTCCGAGAATCGTCATGGTCTGCGTGCCAGACATAGAAACGCTGATGGCAGTTTGTGTTCCGCTCATCGAAATGCTTGTAGCCGTTTGTGTTCCGCCCATCGAAATGCTAGTAGCCGTGGCCGTCTGCGCGGTAACAGTGATAGTGCAGTCGGTCGTGTTAAGCGAAGCAGAAACGCCGGTGACAAACGTAAATTCCGAAGTGCTGCCGGGGCTGAAAAAATTTATTACTGACGTGCTTGCCGGGCTAAAGAACTTTATCACTGACGTGCTGCCAGTCCCGAAGACAGTGCGCGATGCTGTGCTTGAAGCAAACACCGCCGACGCCGTAGCCAGCGGCACGTCGATCAGATACCACGCCGTTCCGTCCCTGGCGATCGCGCAGTCGCGTGTGCTGGCTGCCGAGTTCGTGATTGGAAAAAACAGATTCACCACCGAAGCGGTGTTTGGAGTCGTCGTCTGATTGCGAAACGTGACAGTCTTGGTGCCGCCGACTGGCCACGCGCCGGTGAACGTGCCCATCTTGACGGCCTTTGGCATCCGCCCTTCGGGGATGCGATCAAACACCAGCGGCCGCGCTGGGCGCGGAGCCGTTTCGACGGCTCGCACCACGTTGGCGATCCGCTCGGCAGACTCAAGCGTGAATTGCGTCGGCCGTAAGTCGCTCACGGAGGATTCCCAAAGACGCCAACGAGCGACACTTCTGGATTCACGCGACGCACGAGAATCGCCGGGTAGCCCGTTGGCGACGGCGCGCCAGATCCGTTTAGACCAATCGGGTTCGGGCTCGGCACCCACTCCGAGTTCTCGAAATCAAACACCATCGCGCGCCGTTTCTGACCGCTCGCGGTGAAGTTCCAGCCAACGTCGGGCAGTTGAAGTGCCCAGCCGCTCTGGCGGTAAAGCAGTTCGGCCGTCGCCTTGTAGAACGCAACCACGCCGCCTCCAAACTCCTCTCGCTCGATCGACACGTTGACCGAGTTGACCTTGATCGTCCCGGCCGCACAGCCGAAATAGGTGGCGTCGTTAACGCCGTTCATCGCGCCAAACCAACTCGTAGGCCAGGCGGCAAAGTTTTTGGTGACCGTGATCGAGACCATCGACTCGTCGGTTGTCAGGCCGGGGAAGAAGTCATAGGCCGAGTTTGTCAGCGGGTACGTATTGCTGCCGTCGTAGAAAAAGAGCGCTGGCACTTGGCCCTGCCGCGCGGACGCTGACCATTCCGACGCGCGGGCAGTTGGATTTAGCAGTTCTTCGGCCGTCACGTTGCCGTATTCCGCGATCACCTCGACGTGATACGGGGAGCCCTCAAAGCCTTCGTTCATCGAGACTTTGCGGAGCTTGAAATCGCTGAATGTTGGATGCGCCGCGCCCCAGGCTGAGCCACACGTGGCGGCCAGGACGGAGGTCTCGGCCGTAGGGTTATTCAGCGTCGTGTCGTCGCTCAACACACACACCCAGCGGCGACGCGCAATCGGAAATCGCTTGATCTCCTGCTCAAACGTGCGGCCGAGTTCTTTGGTTGATGCGATGCCCATGCGTCACCCCATGACGGCCCCGCCGACGATGGCGACAGGGGAGTTGAAGTAGTTGGCCGCCGCCTGCGTGATGCCCTTGGCGATTGCGTTGAGTTGTTTTGTCTGGAGCCGGGCCTCGATCAGCGCCGGGTCTTGTGCCTGCTCCGCGACGCTCTGCACCAACGCCTGACCCTCGGCCGTGCGGAAGTCGGCGGTCTGCACTGCGGCGTTCGTTGGTCGCGACATTTCCTCAAATCGTCGCACGCGCTCGGCTTGCTGCGAGGCAAACTGTGCGCTCTGGGCTAGGGCCGCGTTCGCCCCTGCGTAGGCGTTTTGGATGCCCGACAGGAACAGGTCGTTATTGCGAGCGATAAGCGATTGAAACTGCTGGGCGGGCGTGTTTCCTTGCTGGATCTGCCGCAGCTGCTGCCGCTCGTTTTGTGCGCGGCCGTTGGCGATCTGCTGCTCGGCCCGCTTCGCCTGGTTCAACTGGTTGAGGCGGGTCACGCCAGCGCGGGCGTCGGCAAGATTGCCAGACTTGCGCGCGGCCTCGACGGCCTCTCTCTCCTTGGCGATCTGGTCTTCAATCGCCTTGACGTTAAGGGCCGCCTCCTTCTTGCGCTCCTCCAATTTTGCGGCGGCATCAAGCTCGGCCCGCTGCCGCTCGTCGAGTTGGCCCCGCATGAAGCCCTCGACACGATGGGCGGCGGCCTCGCGCTCGCGGGCCACGACCTGCTCCTGCTCGACACGCTGCTGGAAAAACTGCTGCTGTCGGGCCACCTCGAGCTCGAAGGCTTCCCGGTCGAGGATGCCGTCCTTCACAAGAGCCTTCGCCGCCTCGATGCCAGCGGCGAGATCAACCGCAGCCGCAGATCCGGCCGCACCAAACTCGCCAGCCTTCTCGATCGCCTGCTGAATCGCTCGGTCAGTGTCTTCAAACGCCTTGGCGAAGCCCTGGCCGAAGCCTTGCTCGACGGCCTGCTGTTGTCCCTTGAGTTCATCACGCAGCGTCAGCAACTTATCGCGGCGGGTTTGGGCCTCCGCATCGGTCTTGTCGGCCAGCACGTCCAACTGACGCTCGACGGCCGTGAGGTCTTCTTGCAGTTTGCTCGTGGCGTCGCCGGTCTTGAGCAGGCTTTCAATCCGCTTGTCGTCGGCCGTGGCTTGCTGTGCGGCGGCGTCTGCGGCCTCCTGCCGCAGGTTCACTTCCTTGGTGAGCTCGGCGTTCACGTTTTCCATGAAGCCGTCCATGATCTTGATCTGGTCGGCCGTCAGTCCGCCCTCGGCCGCCATCCGCTGGAAGGTGTCGAGCGTCTCCACGGACTGCCGCAGGAACTCCGAGCCGCCATCGGTGGCCGTTGTCAGGAACTGCTTCAGCCGCTCTTCGGTCGTCTCAAGGTTCGTGGCCACCTTGATCTCGGGCTGTTGGCTGGCCTCCACCTGCTCGCGGAACTTTTGGACGTAGGCCGTGGCGGCACCCTTGCCACGCTCGGCCGCCGAGGTTTCGCCCTCGCCCAGGCCCACGGCGTTGAGACCAGCCTGAAAGGAGTTGGCCCCGGCTTCGAGGAACTCCTTCTGGTTCTGGGCCATAGCGGCCGAGGCTTCATTGGCGAGGTCGGCCCCGAACTGGGCCAGATCGTCCGACACCCACGCGCCCACCTCTTCGAGCAGCTTGCCGATGGCCAGCATGATGCCATTGCCGATTGTCTCAAAGAGATTGAACACCGTCCGCAACGATTCCGTTACGGCCGTGAAGGCGTTCGCCACGAATTGAAAGACTTCGCTGGCTCCGGTAATCGCCGCTGTAAAACCGCTAAAGTTGCCCACGAACTGGTCAAACACGCCCGCGAAGATCTCGGCCCCTTGCAGGAGAACTTCCGTAATGCGGTTGGCGATCCCCGTGCCGCCTTCGCCCTGCGCCCCGCTCCACTCCTCCACGAATCGCAGGAACTGGTTGGTCACGTCCGTGACGGCCGGGGCGAGGTTGCCAATCACCTGCCCGATGATGCCGTTGATTGTGGCACTCACAAGGTCAAAGGCGTCGTTCATGTCGGCCACGTTGTTGATCTGCGTTTCGCTGACGATGATGCCCAGCCGCTCGGCACGCTCCCGCAGTTCGTCGATGCTGGCCGCCCCTTCGCGGAACAGCGGAGCCAGGGCCGCCCCCTGCTTGCCGAAAACCTGCACCGCCACTGCCGCCCGCTCGGCGACCGTTGGCAACTGGGCAATGGCATCCCCGATCACGGAGAACTGCTGCTCAGGGGCCAGCATCCGCAACTCGGCCACGCTCAGGTTGATGCCACGGAGCGCCTTGTCCATCGCATCGCCAGGCGTCGCCTTGCCGATGTTCACGGCCAACTTCTGAACCGCCACGCCGAAGGCCTCCGTGTCCACGCCCGCCATCTTCGCGGCGAGGGCATAGCCTTGGAGCGATTCCACGCCGATGCCCGTGCGGGCCGAGAGATCATTGAGCGAGTCGAGCGAGGAACTGACGTTCCCGGCGAGCGTCAGCACGTTCTGAGCCGCGCTCGTAAACGCCGAGCCCAGAGCCTGAAATGTGTCCACGAGCACGCGGCCAATCTCGATCGTGCTCAGGGTGCTCACGCCCTTCGTGAGCTTGTCGAGTTGCTGGGTGGTCTTGTCGGCCTCGCCGGTGAACCGTTGCAGACTCTTCTGGTTCTGATCGACGATCTTCTGAAGCAGCTGCAAAGCCTTGTCGGCGTCGGACAGCCCCTTGGTCATGCCAGAGGCGTTCGCCGTCATCTGCATGCCAACGCCGATTACTGTCGCCATTGCTCACCCGCTGTTGAAAATCTGCTGCAACTGCTTGATCTGATCCACCATCTGCTGCTGATGCTGCGGTGGTTTTTCGATTGGCACGAAGTCTTCCGCACGCGGTGCCTTGCCCTTGGCGGAATACGGGGCGAGCACCGCGCTCGCCAGCAATCCCGTTTCCCGCCACGAATCCGGCAACGCCTCAAAATACCTTGTGTAGGCCAACCACTCCGCGAACTCGACGGCCGACATGCGCCGCTCGAGATCGCCCACCGTCATCTTCAAGTGACCCGCCAAACGAAACAGAAACCTGCGCGTCGGGCGGATGCTTAGTTTTTTGCCAGTTCCTCCACGTCCTTCTCGGTGATCGCGTTGTGGGCGGCGGCCTTGTCGAACAACCGGCTCACCACCTTTGCGCTCTTCGCCGCCAACTTCTCGATTTGCTCGTCGTTGAAGAGCCGCTGGCCACCCTGGTCGCACAGGCAGCGGGCCAAGAACTTGGCGCGAAAGTTGTCCACGCCGACTTCCTTCTTCCCTACCCATTCCTTCTGGTAGGCGTCGAGCTCGCCCACGGTCATCACGCGGATATAGACCTCGCCGCCCCACTCCTTCACGTTCACTTTGAGAAGGCCAAGGTCGTCCGCTGCCAAGATCTGTTCTGCGGTCAGTGCCATGCGCGTGTCCTCATTCGGGCGTGATTTTGAACGTCACCGCATACCGTGCGATGTCGTTGACCTTGCCCGAGAGTTGCACCCGCTCGCAGATCGCTTTTGTGGAGAAGGTCAGCCCGCCGCCAGAGATGGCGAGCGTGGCCTTCTTGCCGTACTGGGCCAGCGAGACGTTGGCAGTGCTCAGGCACGAGATATCTATAGTGCCAACGTCAAATGCCCAGGTGCTCGCCCGCGCGAGCGGCAGACTGCCGCCCGCGTTGACCTTGATCTCCACGACCTCGCCGAAGTTCGTGGAGTCCCACGAAGCCGTAACGCCCGCGCACTCGTTAGCCATGACGGGCCTCCGTCAGGCTTAGTACCGGGCGACCTTGAAGGTGACCTGGCCCCGCACGGCGTCGTTCGTCGCAAACGTCAGCGTGGAAGCCGAGACGGTCGCGGCAGCGCTGATCGCCGCCGAGCCGCCGACCGTCAGCACAAGCGTGCCGGTCGAAGCGTCCTTGATGATGTTCGTGCCGAGGTAGTCCACCACCACCTCGCGGCCGGTGTCGGTTGCCGAGCCTTGGAGCGGGCGCTGGATGGTGCGGACGCTGTTGCCGGTGGTCAGGCCGAGATGCGACACGTCAATGGTGTCGTCGGCGGCCGGGTCCGTGTTGCTCACCACGATGTTCGTGACGGTAAACGCGGTGCCACCGAACGAGAACGTGGTGCCCGATCCATCATGCGGCGTTGCTGACATCTGCTAAGTCTCCTGCCAGAGGACGTTAAAGGTCTGAGTTACTTGGTACACCGGCGGAAGGTCGCCGCCTGCCAGCTGCACGAAGTCGTCGGATTCCTGCTCCAGCGACACATGCTTCACTTCTGTATTGTTCAGAGTGCCCCCGTAGCCATCCAGAACCAGACGCACGCGGTCGGCCAGATCACGCACGTCCTCGTAGGTGGTGGCAAAAGACTGCATCTCCACGCTCACGTTTGGCACGCCCATTGGCCCGGCCAGCGTGTGCTCCCGGCTGATGCCCGAGCGCCGCCAGATGACGAACGGCAAGGCCGCCGTCTTCGGGGCCAAGAGCGGGAAGACGCGGCTGCCCACGATGGACGACGTGACGGTGTTCGTCACGAGAACGCTGCGGAGAACGGCTTCGGGGGATTTCATGGGGTGGCCTCTCTAGCCGAAGAGCCGGTCGAGGATCTTCTTCTCCCGGTACGAGTTGTAGGTGGTCTGGAGCCCGCGCTTTGTGCGGCCTTCGAGCTCGGCCCAAGCCTTTTCGATGCGGGCACCGAGTTGCATCCGAAGCTCGGCCTCCATCGCTGGCTTCGCTCGGTTGAAGGCGGTCTTCACCGGGGGCACGCCCGTGCGTCCACCGATTGGCATCTTGCCGAGCTTCACGACCTCGCCAGCGGCGGCCCGCTTGAAGAACGCCTTCGGATACTTCGGGTTCGTCTGCACCTTCAGCCTGGACCGATAGCGGGCGGCGTAGCGGTCGCCTGCCGCGCCGAAGAGGTTCTTCGGTGGCTTGCCGAGTTTTCGCGGGCGGGCGATGGTGAACTGTCCGCGCTTCTTAAAACTCGACGCCACCGGCCCCTTCGTCTTACGTTCCTTCGTGCCGAACTCGATGAAGCCCTGGTGGTAGCCCTTGTTCTCGCCGCCCCACGAGTAGCCCACCATGCCGACGGCCGTGCCGTTTCGGGGGTAGGTCTTCACCTTGGTCTTGATGCTTCTCCGCAGGTTGCCGGTCGGCCCCTTCGGAGTGGCCTGCCGCAGGGCCGTGAGCCCCGGCTGAACCGCCTTCCGCAACGCCGCGCCGAAGTGCTTGGCGGCCAAATTGGTCGGCAGCTTTTTGAGCTCGGCCCGCAGTTCTTCCATGTCGGGGAAGTACATATCGACGCGGAGCGTGGAGTCAGGCTTCGGCTTCGCCATCTACTGCTGCTCCTGGCAAATGGCCTCGTGCTCGCTGCGGTTACCGTGCTCGAGCAGGCTCACGATCTCCAGCGTGCGGCCACGCCATGCAAACCGCATCTGCTGAGTGAGGCCCGGCAGATACCGCAGCCGCAGCCGGTGCGTGACGCTCGTTTCTTGCTGCCCGGCCAGCAACGCCTCGCGGGCGCTCACGCCTTCCACGCTCGCCCAGACTGCCGAGGAGTCGCTCCACGCCAGCACCGTCTCGCCGAGGGCATTGGTGCTGCCGCTGGCGACCTGGACGGTGATGCGTTCGCGGAGCTTGCCGGGGTCGATCATCGGTAGGAGCCCCATCGCTGCGAGTCGAGAAGCGACTTCACGCCGAACGGGATTTCGTCGCCGCTCATGGAGTCGGCCGCCATGCGGCGCTCGAACCACATGCCCACGAGCATCAGGATGGCGTGCCGGATCGCGGCAGGCACGTCCGTGCCGCTGTTGCCGTAGCCAGCCCACCACGTCACGGCATGCGCCCCGGCGTCGATCCGGTGCGGCGGCCAGGTGCCCGCGTAGATCGGCAGGACCGTGCCCGGCGTCGATTGACGGTCCACGCGGAACTGCTCCACGGCGTAGGTGCCGGTCGTGCCGCCGTCTGCCGTGAACGTGAGCGACACAGCCGTGGCCGTGCCAGCGGTGGCCATAGGCGGGCGAGGCAGCTCCATCGCCTCGATGCCCGAGGTAGGGAATCGGTCGAACCTCATCACCCACTGCGTGTAGACCAGCGTGCGGTCTAGGTACTGCTCGCACCACTCACGGGCTGCCGTGATGAGGCTGGCCACATAGGCATCATCTGCGGTGCCGTCGATGCGGCAGTGCGACTTCGCCTCGGAGAGCGTCACGGGCTCCACGGCGGGCGGCGTCTGGCGGCTGAGGCTGCGGTACTTCACTTCTTGCGTCTCCGCTTGGGCGTGGCGTCGGCCGTCTCCACGTCGTGCTCGACGGCGGCCGTCTCAATCAACTCCTGCTGCCGGTCCTCCACCGCGAACCGCCGGGCGATCAACTCTTGGGCACGCCCGCCCGGGATCTCCACCACCTGCCCGGCGCGGTAGTTTTGGAACGAACGCAGCATCCTTAGTTTCTTCATTGAGGCACGCTCCATGCAGTTTCGGGCTTCTTTCCGTTGGTCGTGAAATCGGTCGTCCATTGAAAGACCGGCTTGCCGAGGTTCTGCCCCGGCCAGGTCACGACATACTCGCCGTGGCCCAGGACGACGCGCGGCGAGATGAAGACGCGGTTGCCGCTCTCCCGCCAGTTGCGCCAAAACCAGATATCGTCATCCACGCGGCCGTCGTTCCACGACCCATCGGGGCCTGGCTTCGACCAGAACCAAGGCTTTTTGCACCGCTTGAGGGCGGCCGTACTGATGACCGTGAGGCCGAAGTGGGCCGTGTCCACCTCCTGCACCGGCTCGGAGAACCACGACATCGGCAGGCTCGTCTTGCCGTCCTCGGGCGGGTTGTCGAGCGTGTCCTTCAGCGTCAGCATCGGGCGGCCGTCTTCCCGCTTCGTCTGCAATCCGGTCAGCGCGTCGCACTGGAACGTCATCGCCATCGCGAAGAGGTGCTCCACGTCTTCCTTCGTGAAGAATGTGTCGTAGTCGATGGTCAGTAGATATTCCGCCTTATCGATGAACTGCTCCATCACGCGGGTGTTTACCTGGCTCCAGAACGCACCAGTGCCCATCGTGGGGCGAATCCCCAGCGGCATGAGTGCTTGAGCCCATGCGAAGTGGTTGGCCGTGAACGACAGCCTAGGCATCGACAGGATGGCCTCCACCCGAACGTCTGCCTCAGTACCACCCACGCGGACGATCATGTGCTACCTCAAAAAGAGAGCGGGCCGCCCCGGTGTGGAGCGGCCCGCCCAGTTTGCACATCACGTCAAGCCGTCAGGCTCACGCACCCACGAGGCCGATGACCGGCCCGGCGACGGTCGAGGAGCCAAGGCTGTGGTGCGTGATCGCCACGCGAGCCGAAGCCTTGATGACCGTCTGCTCCGACAGGAAATTCACCTGATCCGAGCTGGCGATCTCGATGCCCTGGCGGATGCCGTACATCGAGCTGTTGGCAAGGTTGCCGTACAGCGCCATGATCGCACCGGTGGAGTCCGCACCGCTCGGCAGGCGGTCGGTGAGGACCACCGGGCTGCCGAGGAAGGTGAGGCCCATGCCCTGCGTCATGCCGACCGAACCGCCCTGGGCGAGATCCAGGTTCTGCATGCAGGCCGCGAAGAAGAACGGGCTGCAATACCACTTGGCACCAGCCCGGCTGTGCTGCGGCATGGCCGCCATCATCGCGAGGAGGTTGGCCTTGGTCACTTCGTCGGGGGTGTCACCGGCAGCCGTCACGAGCGACGCCGCATAGGTGGCAGCCGAGGAGGCCAAGAGACCGCCCGTGTGGCTGGTCACGAGACCGGCCACGGCGGGAGCGTTCGCCGGGTTGCCGCTCCACGCAGCCGCTTCGACGGCGTTGGCGAGCGACAGGCCGAGCTCGGCCGCCACCCAGTCACCGATTGAGATGACCGAATCGGCCAGAAGCTCGTTCGCCACAATCGTGGCGGCCGTCACCTTCTTGGCCGTCAGCGTCACCTGGTTGATGGTGGGATCGCTGGCCGTGATCGCCACGTTCTCGTCCTGCCACTGGCTCGTCGCACCGCCCGTGCGGCGCGGGAACAGCAGCACGTCGCTCGGCATCTGCACGTTCTGTGCGTTCTGCACGAAAGCCGAGTACTGGTCCACGAGCCGGATCACGGTCGAGGAGAGAACGTCGGCCACGGTCGCGGCACCGGTGGTGGCACCGGTCGAACCGAGAGCACGGGTGTCGATGCCCGCATCGTCGCACCACCGCTTGGCCTCGGCATCACCCTTGCGGGCCTTGATGAACATGCCGAACCGGTAGGCGTCCTCGGCCTTCTCGAACGCACGCAGGCGGCCCGCGAACGGGACGGCCTCGATGCGGACGGCCTTCTCCTCGGCACGAACCTCGGGGGCGGGGGTGCAGCGATCCACCACCGACCGCAGGTTCTTGGCCGACTCGACGACCGACTTCTCAAAGTCGATCTTCTTGGCGAGATCACCGGCCCGCTTGTTCAGCGTTTCCAGTTCGAGGTCGCGCTCGGCAATCTTGTCGTCGTCGCCTTCGATGGCGCGAACTGCGTCGATCCGGTTGGCGAGGGTAACCGCCTCGTCCTGAAGCTTCTTGAGGTTGTCCACTGTGTGAATCTCCTGGCGGCGGTATTGCCGTGGAGTCCACAGTGCCACTAGCGGGCGGGTCTCTTGCAGAACCGCACTTCGGAAAGTGTTGTTTTCACAAACGCCACCGCCCGAGCCCCGCACCGGGGGCAACGCAGATACCGCTGCCGCTCGTCACCGCAGGGGCGGCTGGAACGGCAACGGAGTTTCTCGCCGCAAGTGCAGCGTGCTTCAGACACGGCGAAGCCTCAGTGCCCACGCCGCAGCGGCGTCACGGACCAGGGAGCGCACGGCCCTCTTCACTTCCGGCTCGGCATCGGCGTCCGCTTCGACGGCCGCAGCCTGGGCAGCCAGCCAAGCCTCATAGGAACGCTTCGCCACGACCGCAGACGTGGCGCTGCCGTAGGCGGGCACGTTCACGGGGCCGACCTCGTAAAGGCCGGAAGCCTCGACGATCTCGCGGATCGCCTTGCCGCCCTCGTCCGTCGTAAACCGCTCGCCCTTCTGGCCCACGGTGAAGGCGAACGAACTGCCCCGCAGATTCCGAGAACGCACCAGGGCGAGAACGTCACGGCCTGCCGAGGTATCCGGCGGCTCCACGACATACGAGATGCCACGCTCGTCGGCGATGATCTCAAGCGTTCCTGCCGACTCGCGGCCCAGCAACATGTCGCTGTTGTGGTTGTAGTACGAAAGGATCTCGCCCTTGCCCCTCTGGCGGTTCAGCACCTTGTCGAAGGCACCCGGCAGGATTCGCTCCCGAAAGCCGCCGAGGTCGAGGGAAAGCCGGTTGTAGGGCACCGCCAGCCCACGGATCGCCTCGCGCCCGCTGGTGCGCGTCTCGATTTGCAGTTCGCACTCGGGTGCTTCGTCTACGGTCAGGCAGCGGCGTTCAATTTCCATCGGTTGAATCCTCCTGTTCGGCCTGGTCCTCGGCGTCGTCGGCCGGGCTTTCCTCGTCCTCGACGGGCGGCGCTGGCGTCGGCTCCGGTGCCGGTTGCTCCTGGCCAACCTTGTCGAGCGTCGTCATGTTGAGTTGCACGAAGTGCTTGTCGCCTTCCGGCCCGATCGGGTTAAGGTTTTCCAGTTCCCGAATCTCGTTGATCGTCATCCACCCATTCTGTAAGGCCGAGACGTAGTAGGCCGACCGGCTCGCGTGGTCGCCACGCAGCAGGCCGCTCACTGAGTGTTCCGCGAAGAACCGATCGTCCTCGACGATGAGGTCGCGACTTATGGCCGCCTCCCACCGCTTCAAGTGCGGCAGCAGGCAATGCTGGACGAACTCCGTGCCCTGCACCTCAATGTTCGAGTAGGTCGAGCGGGTGAGATCCTGAATCATGTGGGGCGGCACGCGGAACGCACGGCAGATTTCGATGACTTGGTATTGCCGCGTTTCGAGGAACTGGGCCGCCTCGTTCGAGCCGCTGAGCTCGTGGGCCTTCACGCCGTTGGGCAGGACCGCCGTGCGGAACGCACGATCTGCGCCCCGGTGCATCCGCTCCCATTGCTCGCGGAGACGCTCGGCCGCCTCCACCGGAATCGGGTTGTCACTCTCCAGCACAATGCCCGGCCGGGCACCGTTGCCGAAGTAGGTGGACCCGTGGGCCTCCAACGCCTGGGCCAGCCCGATCGCGTTCTGGAAAATCTTGTACGTGGGGATCGCCCGAATCCCGTCTTCCGTCGTGAACCGCAGAGCGAAGATCTGCTCCTGCGAATAGGTCGTCTGCCGCCCGTTCGGCTCGCGGTAGATGTACCGCAGGCGGCCGTTCTCCAGCCGCTCCACTTCCATCCGCGACGAGTGCAGCGGCCACAGTTCCGAGACGGCACCGCGAGCACCGGGGCGAATCTCGGCGTAGCTGGCCCCGTAGTGCAAATACATTCCGGTCATCCAATCGCGGAACTCCTGCGCCGTCTGCCAGGGGTTCGGCTGCTGGTGGAGCAGGCGATACACCGGGTGGGCCGTGGCCTTCGCCTTGCCGCCATTCGCCATCCGCTCGTAAACGTGGAGCGGCAAAGCGGAGACCGCATCCGAGATCACGCGGATGCAGGCCGTGTAGGCCGAGCAGGCCATCGAGTTGTCAGCGTTGACGCGGATGCCCGAGGGCGTGCGGCTCGACGAAACCTCGGGCCAGTCGATGCCACGCAGGTCGAACATCCTGAAGTCGGCGGCGTTTTCGCTCATAACGAGATGATGTCCCAGGATTGTTCGGGGGGCGGGGCCGTGGCCGTCGCGTGGATGCCGAGGGCCATCGTCAACGCCACGATGCCGTCGATGCGTTCGTTGGATTTCGCCTTGCTGGGCTTGATGTTTCCGGCGTGGTCCTGCTGGATTGCTACGTTCGACGCCTGCCACGCCAAGACGGGATGCCCGCCGTGGTGCAACTTGCCGCCCACCACCAGCGCCTCAAGCTGCTTGGCGGGCGAACTCATCGAGCCGTAGCCCTGCCCAAAACCTAAGACATTCACGCCATCGCCTTGCAGTTGCGTGGCCAACTGCGTCGCGTTCCAGCGGTCAATCGCCACCTGCCGGACGTTGTATTTCTTCGTCAGGGCCATGATGTCGGCCCGCACCTGGTCGAAGTCGGTGACGTTGCCGTGCGTCAAGTGCAGCTTCCCCTCCTTGGCCCACTGGTCGTAGGGCACGCGGTCCCGCTTCACGCGCTCCCGCATGTTGTCCTCGGGAATCCAGAAGTGCGGCTCCACCCAGAACGTGCCATCGTCCAACTGGAACAGCAGGCAGAAGCAGGTGGTGTCGAACGTGCTGGCGAGATCGAGGCCCGCGAAACACTCCCGGCCGTCGAGCATGACCGGGCATGGCTTGTTGCCCTGCGCCCAGTGCTCCATTCGCAGCCAGCGCGTATCCTGCTCGGTCCACTGGTTCAGGTGCAGCCGCCGGAAGGTGTTCTCTTCGCTCGGCATGTCCTGGGCACGCTTGCACCGCACCCGCAGGTCGTCGAGTTTCACGCTCACGCCAAGGTTCGGGTTCGCCTTCCGCCAGGTCTCTTCCTTGGTCCAATCGTCTTCGGGATCGGCGGCATAGATCGCAGGCAGGAAGGTCTCGTCTTTGATTGCCCCGTCTCGCACGGCCAGGGCGTAACGCCAGATTTCCCAGCAGATGCTCTTGCGGTCGAAGCCCGCCGTGGTGATCGCCACACACAACGGCTGCCGCCGGGCTCCGGTGCTCGTGGTCATCACGTCCCACAGTTCCCGGTCGGGCTGCGCGTGGAGCTCGTCGAAGATAATCCCGTGGGCATTCAGGCCGTGCTTCGTGAACGCCTCGGCCGAAAGTGCCTTGTACGTTGAATGCGTGTCTTCCCGCACGATGGAATTGCGAAACACCCGCAGGCGGCTCCGCAGCTTGGGCGAGTTCTCCACGCACACCTTCGCCATCTCGAAGACGAGCCGGGCCTGGTCGCGATCGGCGGCGCACGAGTAGATCTCGGCACCCGGCTCCCCGTCGAACATCAACTTCAGGGCGATCCCGGCACACAGGGTGCTCTTGCCGTTCTTGCGGGGGATCGCCAGCAGGCTCGTGCGGTACTGCCGCACCTCGTTTTTCATCGTGCCGAATAACCGGCCGACGTATTCCTTCTGCCACGGCTCCAGCAAAAACGCCTTGCCGCCAAGCTCGCCCTTCGCGTGCGTCAGGTTCTCCTCGAAGAACCGCACCGCGATGTCCGCAGCCTTCGCATCAAGCGAACATGCGGGCGTCGTCTTCGTCTTCTTGCGGGCCTTGGTCAACGGCAGACACCCTCGACAACGCCGAAGCAGTCAGGCCAAACTCGGCCGCAAACTTCAGCATCTGATTCCGTGCGTCACGCTTCCGATTCCACGCCGGGTGATTGCTTACTCTACCTTTGTCGTCCATCAACGTGGTGCCGTTCGCCTTGAGCTCGATGTCGGCCTGCACCATGTCCGCGAACGAATCGCAATACGCCGCGAGTGTCTGCTGGTGACGCGGGCTCATCACCTTTGACGCTTCAAGCATCGGCACGATCCGCTCCCACTCGGCGCGGGCAATGTCCGACAGCCAGGCGGGCGAGGGTGGAACGCCAGGCGGCGCGTCGATGCCGGTGGCGTGCGGCCCTCTAAGGCGGCTGCCACGCAGGCTAAGGATCTGTTTAGGCGTCGGTTTGCGGCCCTTACCCATACGGCTAAATCCCAACTTCCAATTTCAACCAAACGTACCCACAGC